GATAACCCTAGAAGAGCATCTTTCTTAGCGAGGATGGGAAACATGAAAGGGCCTGAGTATAAGAATGGTAAGCCAACAAGATTACTTCTAAGTTTAAAAGCATGGGGTGCGTCAAGTAAAGCTGATGCTAGAAAGAAAGCTAGAAGTATATCTATGCGAAACAAAAACAAAAAAAAGAAAGGAAAAGCATAATGCCTACAACTAAAGCGTCTTATGGAGAAAAGAAAACAATGTTAAAAGGAAAACAAAAGAAACTGCCTGATGCATTGAAAAAAAGAATCGTTGCTTCTATGATGAAGAAGAAGAAAAAGAAAAGTGCGTAAATATTGGGTGCGTGTTTGGAGAAGAGGCGATACAGAATTATTGGAAGAAGAAGTTTTGACAGAAGAAGAGTTCAAAAATTTTTTAACGCCCAAAGGTACGAGAACAACATACGAGGATTATAATGACAAGATTCACACCAAAGACGAGCAATCCTGATGGAAGAAACAACTCAAAGGAAAACTATGAAACTTCGAGAAAGCAAAGAAAAAGATCAAAGCAAGAAGAAGCCATCTATGACTCCATTGCAAAAGAATCAAGCAAGAGCGGAGAAGATACTTCAGAACGAAGCGAAAGAACAGAATAGCAGACGACAACGACAGATAGATCAGTATGTCGAAATGAAAATGATTAAAGGTCATTCAAAAGAAGATGCTATTAGAATGGCAAAAGAACAAATTACTACTAGAGAATTATGAGTACTGCTAAGAAAACAAAACCATCATTATGGAAAAGAATTGTTGCTAGAATAAAATCACAAGCATCACATGGTACAAGGGCTGGACAATGGTCAGGAAGAAAAGCCCAAGCGGCAGTAAAGGCATATAAGAAAGCTGGTGGTGGTTATTCAGGAGCAAAGAAATCAAGCAACTCATTATCTAAATGGTCTAAGCAAAAATGGAGAACTAAGTCAGGTAAACCATCATCAAAAACAGGAGAAAGATATTTACCTGAGAAAGCAATTAAATCTTTATCTGCAAGAGAATATGCTCGTACTACTGCTAAGAAAAGAAGAGATAAAGCAAAAGGTAAACAGTTTAGTAAACAACCAAAGTCAATAGCGAAAAAAACTAAAGCATATAGATCGTGAGTATATATTCACAAATACCTTTAAAGGATTTGCAAAGATTAAGGATTGTTGTAAAAAATAATCATATGAAACATTATCCCAAAGAAAAAGTTACAGACAAAGAAGCAGACAGGATAATAGAAAGCATAACTCCTCAAACAAGAGATAAACTAATTAGATTGGCTGTAGATTATGGGATCACTGAATTATAAACCTGATGGACAGGTTCTTAAAAATTTTTTAAAAGACAATGATTTCTTTAGAGGATTAAGAGGCCCAGTAGGTTCAGGTAAATCTGTTGCTTGTTGCATAGAAATTATTAGAAGAGCATTAATACAAAAGCCATCTGAAGATGGTAAAAGAAAATCAAGATGGGCAGTAATAAGAAATACAAACCCACAGTTAAGAACTACTACAATTAAAACTTGGCTTGATTGGTTTCCTGAAGAAGAATGGGGAAAATTTCAATGGAGTGTACCTTATACTCATAAAATATCAAAAGGAGATATAGAATTAGAAGTTATCTTCTTAGCACTTGATAGACCTGAAGATGTAAAAAAATTACTATCATTAGAACTTACTGGTGTATGGATTAATGAAGCAAGAGAAATACCTAAGTCAATAGTAGATGCTTGTTCAATGAGGGTAGGTCGTTATCCATCTATGAGAGATGGTGGCCCAAGTTGGTATGGTGTAATAGCAGATACTAACCCACCTGATACAGATCATTGGTGGGCTATACTTGCAGGAGAAACTGTAATACCTGATTACATTACAAAGCAAGAAGCTAAGATGTTAATTAAACCTGATAACTGGAAATTTTTTAATCAACCACCTGCTATGTTAGAAGTTAAGAATAAAGATAATGAAGTAGATGGTTATGATATAAATAACAAATCAGAGAATCAAAAGAACTTAACACCTAACTATTATAAAAATATTATACGAGGTAAAACTAAATCTTGGATTGATGTTTATGTTTTAAATAAACTAGGACAAGTAGAAGATGGTAAACCTGTATATGAATCATTTAATGATGAGGTTCATGTAGCAAAAGGAGATGTAGCTATTGCAGAGGGTGTTCCAATATTTGTAGGTATAGACTTTGGACTTACACCAGCTTGTGTATTTGCACAGCGTATTCGTAGTAGATGGGTAATCATAGATGAATTAGTTGCAGAAGATATGGGTATAGTAAAGTTTTCAGATGTTATGAAACAACATATGGCAAAGTATTTACCAAGAGATTTTTATATATATGGCGATCCTGCTGGAGATCATAGAGTACAAACAGATGAATCTACACCATTTCAAATACTAAGAGGTAAAGGTATTCATGCAAGACCAGCACCATCTAATGATGTATTGATAAGATTAGAATCAGTTAATTCAGTATTATCAAGAATGGTAGATGGAGAGTCAGGTATATTGCTTGATCCTAAATGTACTAATTTAATTAGAGGTTTTGCTGGTGGTTATCATTATAGACGACTTCAGGTATCAGGAGAACGATATGATGAGAAGCCAAATAAGAATAGATTTTCTCATATTCATGATGCACTCCAATATTTATTATTAGGAGCAGGAGAGGGAAGAGCATTGACTATTGGAAAGAAATCTAATAAACCTGTAGTTGCGAAGAGGAACTTCAATGTATTTGATGTAAAACCTAAGAGCGTTTACGAAAGGAGAAGATAACAATGTGTGCAGGCCCATTTAAACCAAAAGCACCTCCACCACCTCCACCACCAGTAGAGGAGGAAAGTGTAAGGCAACAAAGAAAAAGATTAAGAAGTCAAGAAATGGCTGAAAAGAAAAAACTCAAAGAAGAACAATTTGAAGATAGAGTTGCCGCTTATACAGGTAGAAGAGGTAGAAGATCGCTTCTTACTGGAAGAAGAGGCGGAGAGGGTTTTGAAATTTCAGCTCAGCTTATGTCTAAAAATACTTTAGGAGCATAATGGTAGTTGAAGTAAAACCACAAAGACAAGAAGAATATTCTGACTCAGGAGTTAGGAAACTACTTGGTAGATATGCTCATGCAAAAGCTATTAAAGATATGTGGCTTCCTACATTTGAAGAATGTTATGAATATGCTTTGCCACAAAGAGAATCTTTTTATCCTGAATCTATAGGTAGAAGAAGATCAGATCGTATCTTTGATGAAACAGCAGTCGTAGGTGTACAAGAGTTTGCTAGTAGATTACAATCAGGTATTGTTCCTAACTATGCAAGATGGGCAGACTTTGTAGCTGGTTCAGAAATACCAAAGAATGAACAAAGAGAAGTTAATTTATTATTAGATCAAGTAACTGAGTATGTATTTGAGATATTACAAAACTCAAACTTTTCACAAGAAGTACATGAAACATTTTTAGATTGTGCAGTAGGTACTGGTGTACTCTTAGTAGAAGAGGGAGATGCAATACAGCCAGTTAAATTTAAAGCAATCCCATTACCACAAGTAGTTTTAGATTCAGGGTTTGATGACAAAGTAGATCATATCTTTAGAAAAAGAATGATTAGAATGAAAGAATTATTAATAGCATATCCTAATGGTACTTTATCTGAGAAGATGAAAATGGATATGGAAAAGATGGCTGAGAAAGAATGTGAAGTCATAGAAATAGTTTATAGAAATTATAGTAATACAAAAGAAGAAGAATATAAATTTTGTGCAATAGCATCTATGTATGAACATGAAATAGTATCACAAACATTTAAAGGTTTAGGTTCTAATCCATATATTATTTATAGATGGTCTAAAGTTGCAGGAGAAGTTTATGGTAGAGGCCCATTACAATTAGCATTACCAGCAATTAAAACTTCTAACTTAGTTATAGAATTAATTTTAGAAAATGCACAAATGTCTATCTCAGGAATGTATCAGGTAGAAGATGATGGAGTTATAAATGTAGATAACATATCATTAATTCCAGGTACTATTATTCCAAAAGCTATGGGATCATCAGGACTACAACCAATAGCACCAGCAGGTAATTTTAATGTTAGTGATTTAGTATTAAGAGATATGAGAACTAATATTAAAAAAGCATTATACAATGAAATGTTAGGAGTAGCTAATGAGAAAACTCCTATGTCTGCAACAGAAGTAGCAGAAAGAATGGCTGATCTATCAAGACAAATAGGAGCGGCATTTGGTAGATTACAAGCTGAATTAGTTAATCCTGTTTTACAAAGAGTAATATATATTCTTAAGAAACAAGGTAGAATTAAAATACCAGTAGTTAATGGTAGAGAAATAAAAATTAAATCTTCTTCTCCACTAGCACAAGCACAACATCAACAAGATGTAGCAACACTAGATAGATTCTTAGGAATGGTTCAAACAAGAGTTGGGCCACAGTTATTAAATCTTTTGATTAAACAAGATGAAGCGGCTAAGTTTGTAGCTAAGAAGTTAGGAGTGCCTGAAGAATTAATTAGATCGCCTGAAGAGA